TTCGGAGTACCCCAGAACAGGGAAAGAGTCTTCATTGTCGGACATCTTAGAGGAACGTCCCGACCGCAAGTATTTCCTATCGCAGAAAACGATTGCGAGGATATTGTCCTACCAACCATCACGGCACGCGTTACCGCGGACTCGAACGGAACTTATGTTGGTAAAAGATCGCCACATCAAATCATAGGCGGTAGCCAGGCAGATAGAGTATACGACCCGAACGGTATCTCAACCACAATCGCTAGTCAGTCGGGGGGTCTGGGGGCTAAAACTGGACTTTACGCGGTAGAAGGGCTGAAAAATATACGTCGCCTCACACCAACGGAATGTGAACGCTTGCAAGGATTTCCCGACGGTTGGACGGAAGGGATATCGGATACTCAGAGATATAAATGTCTGGGCAATGCCGTGACGGTAAATGTCGTAAAGGCAATTCTGAAAAAGCTAGTGTTTACAAGGGTCGAACAAAAATAAGGGCGAATAAAGGCGAATGCGAAAACTACCAGAACAAGAGGAGAAGATAAAGCGGGCGATACGTGATATCGTCGTGGTTGATCCGCTTATCTCTGTCGAACGCATGTGCAATGCGCTGTACGACAAAGGTCTAAAAACGGCACATAATACTCCGTTAAAATGGCATTACATAGCCAAGCTAAGAAAGAAGGTGAGGAGAGAATCCGTAGAGCATGTGAATAGAACGGTGCTGGCAGAAAGAGTCGCCGAATTCAAAGAAAAGAATCGTATCGTATTTGATCGTCTTATTCGTATCGCCTTTTATACCGATGATCTCAAAAGAGAAAGTACAGCGCCTCCAAGTTATAGGGACCAGATCATGGCGTTGAGCAAGATCGTGCAACTCGACCTTGCCACATTTGGCGCCGAATTAGACGCAAAAATATTTGAAAGGCATATAGAGCTTCTGGAAAGCGAAAGAAGATTCATACCGCTTCCACAGGAACTCAAGACTCAGATGCTTCGAGCGCTGATAAATTGGGGAATAATTCCTCCGGAACAAAAAGAAGATGCAGACTCAAACAACACAACTACCGCTATCGTGGTGGCAAAACAATAGTTTTCTCGACGACCATGACACCAGAAGAAAAATGGCGAAAACACTGAAGGGATTCTGCCTCGTATACCTTTCCCATTATCTAAAGATGGCACCGGCTGATTTTCATCCGGAGCTACTGGATATTCTCGGCGACCCGAGCGAACGAATGATCGAGATTCTAGGATTCCGCGGTAGCGCAAAGAGCACCTTCGGGTCGCTCGCATTGCCTCTCTGGGCGGCATTGGAATATCCCAGTTTGTATCCATTCATCATCGCTGTCGCCGATACGAGCATTCAGTCTGGTACCAACATCTACAACATAAAGACCGAGCTTGAAAGTAACGCCCTCATCAAGCAGGACTACGGAGAAATTACAGGCGAGCTTGTGAGCGAATGGTCGCTTGAAAGTGAGGAGGAATGGCAATCAAAAAATATGTTGCTATCGACAGGTGTGCGTATACTCGCAAGATCTAGAGGCCAGAAGGTCCGTGGTCTTCGCCACAAGGAACACAGACCGAAGCTCGTCATTGTCGACGATCCCGAGGATCTCGAATGGGTGCGTACCAAGGAGAACCGCGATAAGACTGAGCGGTGGCTCAGAGGTGAAGTCATTCCCGCCATCGACGAGACTTCCGGACGGCTCATCGTCATCGGCAACCAACTCCACAGCGATGCACTTATGTCTCGATTGAAGAAAGACAAGGTCTTTAAGCATCTCGAATATCCTCTAGTCAGGGCAGATGGTTCATGTTCATGGAAGGCTAAATATCTGAGCCAAGCATCACTCGATCTTCAGCGAGACAAGGTGGGCATGAATGCGTATCTTCGCGAATACTGTCTCAAGGTGGTGCCAGATGAAGGTCAAGAAGTAAAACCCGATGAACTACATTACTACGATGCGTTGCCTAAGGTCGAAGAAATTTCCATGATCGGTACCGGAGTCGACTATGCAATCAGTAAAAAAGAAACTGCCGACTATACCTCGATGGTCTCTGGCGCATTGAGTTATGAAAATGAACGGCCATTCATAGATGTATATCCAAATGCGGTAAATGAACGGTTTGACATGCAAGAAACGATATCCGCCGCTCTCGCTCTTCATCAGACCTTCGGCGGCAATCACATAGTCTTTGCCGAAGAAGTCGCATATCAGAAAGCCGCCAACGATGAGATGGAGCGCAAAGGTCTAGCTATCGAGCGCATGCAGCCGATGCATGATAAGAGGGCAAGATTGAGAGTGGCAGCGATCTATATCAAAAATGGCACGGTGAGATTCCCTCGCAAAGGCTGCGAGGATCTGCTTCTGCAACTCTTCGGCTTCGGAGTCGAGGAGCATGACGACCTCGTCGATGCGCTCGTCTACCTCATCCTCGGTCTGGTCAACCAGGGAATCCAGATGCCGGAAGAAATAATAGCCATATGAATGAAGATAAAAAAATAAAAGTCATGCGAGAGATCCCGGCCGAATGGGATGAGGTCATAAGACTTGCCGGACAAATTCAGTTCGGAGAAATCGTTGTAAAAGTCCAGGACAAAAAGATTCAGCTTGTCGAATACACAGTCAAAAGAAAAAGAGATGACACTGATGAATTTGAAGTATTCGCGATTTAATGGTGCTGTTATCCACATGCCCTCTCTGGTATAGATATTGCTGGACCGCTAAGATATATAAGTACCTTTCAAATGTATGTGACTTAGTCTGACCGGAAATACCGGAGGGCTTGTGACGCTAGTCTCTTTTCGAAAAGAGGTTTGCGTTGCAAGCCCTTTTTTTGTTTTACCACATGCCAAAATTTCTGCAAAAAATATTTCATTTAATCTCAGGAAAGGGCGTCTCCGGCATCGGCTGGATGGACTCTTCCAACAGCGACCCTTTCGCTATCTGGGCTTCTTCGAAGCGCGTCTCGCCAGCCAAAGCGATGATGGTCTATAACGGATGGGTCTATGCATGTATCCGCGCTATTGCCGAGGAGATCGCCAATATGCGCTGGCGCCTTTTCCAGATGAAAGGCGACGAGGCCACGGAGATATTCGATCATGAGGTACTCGACATACTTCACGGAGTCTCCGAGACGCAGACCGGCTATGAGCTCAAATATTTGATGGGCTCTAATCTCGAGCTCACTGGAAATTTCTACGCTGTCATGGAAGGAGTCAAGAAGGGTCCCGACGGCAAAGGCCAGGGCAAACCGAAAGCGCTTCACCCCTTAAACCCGTCGGGAGTACGAGTTGTAGTTGATCGCTCCCAGTTCCCAAGCCGAATCACAAAATATGAATACACCTCCTACGGCAAGAGATATCAATTCGAGCCATATGAAGTTCTCCATCTCAAATATCCTGATCCGAGCGATTATCATGAAGGTATCGGTACGGCGCAGGCGATACCTCTTTGGATAGACGCTGACAACTACGCCATGGAATTCAACAGGCGATTCTTCATCAACGGTGCTCGAATTGGAGGCATTCTCGAAAGCGAAAACGCCAGAACGGAAGCGCAGATGCAGTTCATCAAAAAATCCTTTGAAGCAATTCATAAGGGATATGACAGTGCATATAAGACTCTGGTGCTACCGAAGGGGACGAAATATACACAGGCGAGCGAGAGCCAGAAGGACATGGACTTCAATAACCTGATGGTTATGATGCGCGATCGTATACTTGCAGGCTTTCGTGTGCCCCGTACAGTCCTCGGCATCACCGACGATGTGAACCGCTCAAATGCCGAAGCGACAAACTACATCTTTGCACTTCGAACGATCAAGCCCAAAATGCAACTCATCGTCTCTTACCTGAATGAGTTTCTCGTGCCACTTTACGGTGAGAACCTCTTCCTCGACTTTGAAGATCCTGTACCAGAGAATACTGAGCTTAAGGTCAGAGAAATGGCGGCAGCGGGAGGCGTACTCACGCCTAACGAACAGCGCGAGCGTTACTTCGGCTATGAGCCCGCTGAGGGCGCGGATGACCTCTTGTATCCGGTAACAGTGCAGCCCCTTCCCAAAGACGAGCCGTCTTCAGCGCCTAACAGCGAGCAGGAACCGCAAAAGACAGGCAAGAAAAAGCGCCCGATCAAGACAGGAAGCGGAGCCAGACCGTCGGTCAGATACGCAAAAGCGGCAAAAATGCGCCAGACACTTTCCAATGAGTTCAGCGAAAAGATAGCAAAGGCGCTCAAGGAATTCCATGAGAAGCAAAAGGAAGTGCTGCAAAAAAATGTTCGAGATCTCACCGACAAAGACTGGGCAGTCATATACAGATCACTCGAGACGCGAATAGAACCGTATGTGAATCTCGTAGCCGATGCAATCCGAAGGTTGAACCGCGGACAAGAACAGAGAGTTCTTCGAAACTTTGAAGAAGCCATAAAAGCCATTCGCCGTGCCAAAGGTGTGGCCAAGGACACCCTATTCTACCTCCAGGATGAAATAGGCATTACAGTCAATCTTGTTACACCAGCGTTAACTGACCTCTACAACAAGGAAGGTATCGCAGCGGGATCGCTTGTAGGTTTCGATGGTGTTGCCTTAAACCAAAGCATTCTCGACCGCTCAATCGCGCTCATGTCGAAAAGCTATAACGAGACGACCCTCAATCTCTTGAAAGACAAGCTCGACCAAGGCATTCGCGAAGGGCAGTCGATACGCGAGCTCAAGAACACCATATCGGATATTTACAAATACAGCGACGAGACAAGAGCCGAGATGGTCGCTCGTACCGAAGCATTCAGAACCGCCAATCTTGCGACCAAGGAAGCGTGGAAACAGTCAGGCGTGGTCAGGACTGTGAAGTGGTACACCGCTGAAGATGAGCTGGTCTGTCCTTTGTGCGCTCCCATGGACGGGAAAGTCATATCGGTCGACGACAACTTCTTTGACCAAGGTGACACTGCGGAAGGATCGGACGGATCGACGTTCGATATCTCATATTCCGACGTGGAGACTCCGCCGCTCCATCCGGATTGCAGATGCTACATACGGCCGGAAGATTTAACAGATTAACCATTAAAAAATATTTTCATGAATAAATTATTCGAACAGTTCACGCAAGAAGCCAAAGCTAAATTCACGGCCACGTTTGCGACGAAAGAATTTGCAGGCTTCATAGAAAAGACCAAGGCCGCCAGTGACTCTGGAACCTTTAAAGTCATTATCTCGACACAGGCAATGGATCGCCAGGGCGAGTCCGTTGACCAGAATCTCTGGGATCTGACCAATTATCTGAATAATCCCGTGGTGCTCTGGGCGCACGATTACAATTCGCTTCCAATCGGAGTTGCCACATCAATCGAAAAGCAGACTGTCGCCGGAGAGACGGTACTTGTCGCTGAAGGAAAGTTCGCTCCTGTGGATGCCAATCCTTTCGCACAACAAGTACGCTCGCTTTATGATGCCGGCATTGTCCGTGCCACGTCTGTCGGATTCATTCCGAATAGCATGCGCATGGACGGTAAGAGCGAACAGGGCCACGAGCTCCTTGAGTTTTCCTTTGTGCCTGTGCCGGCCAATCCGCAGGCTCTGTCGCTCTCGCAGGCAAAAAAGCTAGGCCTCAACCTGGATCTACTCGCAACCAAAGGTATCATCTTTGCCGCAAAAGCTGAAGAACCAGAAGAAGGCGGAACATGCACTCTGGATGACGGAACCGAGGGAGTGCTTGAAGAAGACGGAAACGGAAATCTTCAGTGCGTACCGAAACCGAATGAGGACGAAGATGAGACGGAAGATAAGGCTCTTGCTCCTTTGACGAAGGAGGTAAAGGCAAAGATTCAAAATACCATCGAAGCCATGAAGGCAGGAATTGTCGCGTTGGAAGGGTTGCTTACAGCGGCCAGTATCCAGGGTGGCGAGGGGAAGGATATCCCGAGCGATGCGGGCTCCCCGAAACAAAGGTCGAATCCCACAGGATCTCCGGATGTGTTCAATTTCAAAGATTGGCAATTCAGCCGTGAGGTTTTGAGGGCAATAGTAACCTCTGGCAGCGATGCGCTTGAGCGGTTCAACAAGGCTGCACGCGCTGAAGCTCGCCAGAAATAATAAACAACTATTATGGAACCAAAACAACTAGAAGTTTTCAAGTCAGCAATGAGCACCTTCTTCGATGAGTCGATGAAGGAGAAGCTCGGTCCGTACATCGGCGAAGTCGCCGCACAGACCACAAAGGAGATCGTCGAGCAGCTTCGCATGGAGCGGGCACAGTTTGGTCACGACAAGACATGTCTTTCTGATAAACAAAAGAGGGATTTCGTCGAGGTGGTCAAAAGCGTCATCTTGAACATCCCGATCGACGCCAAGGCCAATGAAGCCTTGATCGAGGAACAGGACAGCCGCGGAGGCTATCTCGTTTCCCGCGAAGTGGCGAACGCAATCTTGCGCATTGCCGCATCGGTCGGCGTCGTCTTGTCTCAAGCCCAGAAATGGGATCTAAAGACCGACGAACTTGGCATTCCAAATTACACCGGTGCATTTTTGACCGGACAGTATCTTGGTGTCGATGCAGTTGGTGTAGTTCAGGGCATGGCGTTCGGCCAAGCGGCATTGATCGCCAAGAAGTGGCAACTCGCATTCGTGCTTGGCAACGATCTTCTCGTCGATGCCTCGGTCAATCTTGCAGATTGGCTCTTGGCATTGGGCGGTGAAGCTCTTGCAAACATGATCGACTACCAGGCTTTCGTCGGCACAGGCGCTCCGTTCGTCGGACTCTTGAATGATACGAAGGTTCCGAATTTCCAGCTTGCAAGCGGCAAGACGACATTCGGAAGTCTCGATCCTGTATCGGACTGCTCTGAGATCATCGGACAACTCGAAGAATCAGTCTTGGACGGCGCTGCATTTTACATGCATCGCACTGTCTGGGCTGCCATTCGTGCAGCTAAGACCACACAGGGTGTTCCAATATTGCCTCTCGCAGGTCTTGCAAGTCCGGCAGTCTTGGCAAACAACCCGACTGGCGGAGGTCCTAAGCCTGCGGGCGAGATCATGGGCTTCCCGGTCTTTACCGTGCGCCATCTTCCTCAACTTGGAGATACGGCAGCAGGGACAAAGTTCGCGGTCTTCGGCAATCTGAAGGCTACGGCTTTCGGAGACAAAGGTGAGATGCGCGTAGAGCAATACAACTCAGGTAACTTCGGCGGCAAAGAAATTGCTCTCGCCGATCAGCGTGGAATCGTGTACAAGCATCGTCACGCATTCGTGAACGTCCTTCCTAAGGCATTCACTACGATAGAAACGGCTGCTTCCTAGCCACAAGCGGAATATGGCAGGCAGGCGAAATCCTCGCTTGTCTGCCGGATATCCGTAAGGATAATAAAGGTCGTAAAAAATAATCTACAAAATATTATGCACAGCATATATGACGATGTGTCAGTTTCAAAGAGCATCGCTCCGCAAAGCGATTCTGGGGGCAGCGCCGTAAATGGCGGGGTTGTCGACACGATTGGCTATGAGACGGCAATGCTTGTTTTTGAAGCTGGCGATATCTCGGGAACTCCTGATACAACTTCGGTTTCAATCAAGCTCCAGGAAGGATCGCTAGCCAATGGTAGCGATATGGCTGATGCCAAGGATAATACAGGAACGGTGATTGGCGGAATACTTACCGATTCTGGTGTCTTTCTGGCACGAATTGAAGGGTTGGGCTTGAACCGCAAGCGTTACTTGAGAGTAGTTGAGACGACTACGTTCACGAACGGCACAACTCCGGCAGTTCTTGTTCACGGGAATATCCTGCTCGGCCGAGGCTTGGAAAAGCCGGCTAACACCGGCGCGTCGAATACCTAAGACGATCGTGTCCTCGCAGTGCCCGTCATGTGGCGGGTGCTGACGAGGACGTGATCCAACACACATGAGCGAACAAATATATCCACACGCGCTAACCACGGTTCAAAGAGTAAAAGACATTCTCGGTATCACAGTTTCTAATGCCGATCCAGTTCTTTTGCGCTTGGTCAATTCTGCAACAGATTTCATTCAGAATTACTGCAATGAATTCTTCATGCAAAAGACTTACACGAATGAACTCTATTCGATCTGGGGCGAGCGTCAGGAATACTTGATGCTCAATCATGGCAATGTGACAGCACTCACAAGTTTTCAGTACCGGGCAGGCACTCCGACAACTCCGAACTGGACTGATTTCGTTGTAGACCAATTCGAGCTTGTCGAACCTGACGGAAGCGGCATGTCGAAGTCGGGAATGATCCGCATATATGCAGGCTTTGCACCTCTCCTATATACAGGAACAAATGCAATTCGAGCTACATACACGGCAGGATTTCTCATTAGCTGGTCCGACTTCGGCAATCTAGCGAAGCATAATCTTCCAACCGATCTCACGAATCTGTGTGAAAGCCTTGTAGTTCGATACTGGAAGCACCGCGAGTCGAGCGGCAAGAAGTCGGAATCGGTCAAAGACTCAAATGTCATATGGAATGATTTCTTCGATGGCTTTGATGCTGATGTCCTTGAGCGCTACATGCGTCCAGTGAGATTCATATAACGCCATGGCCGACACGCAGTTCAGCATCAGGATACAGAATCTTGACCAAATACTTGCGACCTTCAGGCAGGCTCCGACGATCGTTGCGCCGAGAATATCGGATGCCATAAACAAGTCGCTTGCAATTCTGGCCAAGAACGGTGACGAAAGTACCTTCCAATTCAAGACACCGAGAGAGCTTCGCACGGGGTATCTATCCGCTTCATGGGGAGCGCCGGGAAACGGCCTCTCGCTCGCATCTCCCTCGAACCTTTCAGGAAGGATCTGGACGAATGCCGGCTATGCAATCTATGTGCATGAAGGCACTGCGCCACATGTTATTCGAGTCAAGATGAAAAAAGTATTGGCAAACAAGAAAACGGGACAAGTGTTCGGAAAAGAAGTGCATCATCCAGGGAATAAACCAAACAGGTTCATTCCGAGAATCATCGACAAAAGCCAGAGCGATATCAATGTGGCCTTTAAGTCTGCACTTGATTACATCATTGGAGACATAGCACAGAAAACATCATCATGAGCACCCTCGGAAACATAAAGCTGAAGATCATCGATCACTTGAATGCGCTCAAGACCGCAGGCACGCTTGCTCAAGTAATCATCGAGCAGGCAGGAGCGCAGAATATGTTTGATAGGGACCTAATCGCATATCCCGCAGCGATATTACTTCCAGGCACTGCCGAAGGAAGCGTCGAATCGAATCAGGACAATCTGTACCTCTACTCATTCGACATCGCTGTCGTTATGAAAAGCGACAACATCACCAGCACAACTGCTGTCGAGGATCTCTTGGAAGCTGTAGTGCAGGAATTCAACAAAGACTTCACTCTGGGCGGAACGGCAGTCGGGGCAGTCGATCCAACTTCGTCATCGCCTGCAGCAATTGAGTCTTCTGGACAGACATACACTGTCTTCGTAGTCACGCTTAAGGCAAAAACATTACTCGCATTTAATTAAACATATGATCGAAAAAGCAGCAAAAACCAAAGATATGTCTCCCAATACATCTCCACCTGTCAAGGAGTACCACTTTGCCGGAAGCGGCAAGTTTCACCCTCTTACTATTACGGCCATATCACGCGAAGAAGCAGAGAAGATATGGGAAAAGGAAAGGAAAAATATAAAGGTCGAGGATATTAATAATCAAGAAAATATTTAACTCACATGGCAAAAGGAATAGGAAAATTATTTCAGATAGGGATAGCGAAGGAGACAGCGAGAGGCACGGCGATCGTGTCGGCCTCATACTGGCCGGCATTTACCGATGCTGCTCCGGAGGAAAAGATCGAGAATGCTGTGGATGCCCAAGCATACGGTGTGATCGAGGACAGCGCCTCGCAAACAAGAGTGAAGAATTGGATGGAGGGAATGATCAACGCTCCGATAACGGATCAGAGCTTTGTGCTTCTCCTTCTCTCGCTTCTCGGCACTGATACGCCCGCACTCCATTCTGGAGAAACAACGGTATACGACCATGTTCTTACAGTCGCACAGAATTCGCAACATCAGTCACTCACGTTCTTCGTCCACGACCCTCTGGCAAGCCAGGATTACTCTCATGCGCTCGGAGTCGTGCACAAGATCGACCTTGAATACGCTTTGAAGGACTTCATCAAGTATGGAGCTTCAATCATGGGACAACAGGGAGTGCAAAAGACCAGCTTCACGCCATCACAATCAGCCGAGAACAGGTTCGTACCGCAGTATTTGACCTTCAAGACAGCAGCCAATCTTTCGGGATTGAATGCTGCAACAGCTATCGCAATCAAGAGTTTGAAGCTCACCATAGATGACAGTGTCGAATCGCAGGACGTTCTTGGTAGCGCATCACCAGCCGACTTCCTCAACAAGGAATTCAAGATCGAGGGCACGCTTGAAGCCATCTGGCAGAACGAGACGGACTTCAAAGCAAATACTATCGCCAACACACCGCAGGCACTGCGACTCGATCTCATCAATTCAGCGGTTACTCTAGGGTCCGCGGCTCATCCAGAGATAAAGATAGATTTGGCAAAGGTCTACTTCACGGAGTTTAGCCGTCCGATCAAAGCCAAGGATATTGTTTATCAGACCTTGAAATTCAAGGCGGCATATTCGATCTCCGATGCGCAGATGATAAAGGTCACAGCCACGAATACAGTCGCGGCATATTAATAGCAATAACAGAAAATCATGCAAGAAAGAGAAACAAGGAATATATCGACGCCAGGGAATCACATAGTAGTCCTCAAAACATATCTGACAGGAAGGGAAGTGAACGACATCAAGCGTACCCTTTTCGGATCAGTATCGGTTGAGCGCGGAGAAGACGGCAAGCCAGTCATACCGGCATACCCGCTTTCGCTCGCTATCGATCGCGAGAAGAAGCTTCTCGAATACACAGTGGTCTCGATCGACGGCGTTAAAGAAAATGCCGCCGACAAAGTGCAAGACCTGGTTGCGGGGGACTACAAGTTTGTCATTGCGGAGGCTGAAAAGGCAGTTGACGGAAATTTTTAGAGGGCGAAGTTGAAGCCGCATGGTCAAGATACTTCGCCTTCGGAAATCTTGAATTCCCCGACGAGATGACAGCCGCTATCCTTTGCCGAGAAATGGGCTGGACATGGCAAGAGCTTCAAGACCAACCGCTCTGGTTTGTTCGGAACATCCTCGCATATCTCGGAGCAGAGTCGGATCACATAAAAAAGCAGTCGAAGAAATAAATGAACTCAACCCTCCAAATAGTCATACAAGCAGTTGATCAGGCATCACAAGCCTTGAGCAATATCGGCAATGCCATAAGCGCCGACGGGCAGAAAGCTCTGACTGCTCAGCAGCAGATGCAACAGATGGGCATGGCCATGCAACAGGCCGGCACACGCGTCCTTGCCATGGGTGCGGCGGCCGATGCTTTCTATGGAGGTGCAGTCATGGCGGCGGAGAAAAGCCAAGAAGCGCAGGAAAGTCTCGCGGCATCTGTCGAGAATCTGGTCAAACAATCTGAGGCAAGTGCTGGTGCTGATAGCGGTGCTGCTCAGCAGAAGGCATATCTGACTACAAAGATACAGGAAGCACAGGCTTCTATTGCAAAACTCTCATCAGAGACGGAGAAAAGTACTCAGCTTGCAAAAGATCACGGAGCGGCGAATGCAGAGAATGCCGCTAAGATCGACGCCTTGAATCAGACGGTAGCAAAATACCAAGGACAGCTTGAACTTCTGAATAATACTCAGCAACTTGCCGGGACTTCTGCGCAGACAATCATCTCAGCCTTCAACAACCTCGCAGAAAAGAACGTCGCTCTCGGTTTTGGCATTGAAGACTCCGTCAATGCTCTAAACGGCCTCTTCACAGAAACAAAAAGCATGCCGGAAGCTATTCAGGCATATAATGCCGCGCTTGATTTGGCGAGATTCAAGCACATGGATCTCGAGACAGCCTCGAAGCAGGTCGAAATGGCGTTGCAAGGTCAAGGCCGTGCTCTTGCGACTCTCGGTATTCAAATTAAAGACGGTCTCACGCCCATGCAGGCGCTTCAAGCCCTCCAAGAGCAGGTTCAAGGGCAAGCTCAGGCATATGCAAACACTCTGGGTGGCCAGACTGCTGTTGCTTTGCAGAAAATAAATAAATTGTTCGAGGATATGGGCAATACTCAACTGCCGATGCTCACAAAATTGATCGGTCTCTTTGTGAGCATCATCGATAAAGTTGATCAGTGGGTGACAGCTCATCCTAAATTAACGGCTGCCATCATGGTCTCGATCGGAGTATTCGGAGTCTTGGCTACAATTGCGGGCACACTCCTCATAACTGTTGGCGCTCTCATTGTCATATTCGGTACAGCCGCAGCAGCGGTTGCGGGGTGGGCGCTTGCGATCATAGCCGCAGTTGCCATCCTTGCCGGCATTGTAACCTTGATATTTGAGTATCACACCCAGATATGGAATTTCATCGTTATGATCTGGCAGAAGATAACAGGATGGCTTTCTGAGCAATGGACTAAGATAACAGATGCCTTCAATCAGGCGTGGAATGTGATAAAGACGATCGCGGAAGATGTGATGACATTCATCATGATGCTTATCACAGCGGATATACAGATAACACAGCTTGCGTGGAATGCGGCGTGGGGTGCCATTTCTGATTTCTTCACAGGCATATGGAATGGAATAAAGAGCGCACTTCAAAGCGCCGTGTCATTCATTACCGACCAGCTCAACAACCTCTTCAATTTCGTTTCGAGTATCGCTTCAAAGATTTCAGCGCCGGTACAGGCAATATCTGGCTTTGTCTCAAGTGCAGTATCGGCTGCAGCCAGGATTGGTAGCTCGATCGGCAACGCCGTCTCGAGCGTCGTACCACACTTTGCCTCGGGTGGAATCGTGAACGGTCCAACATACGCGCTCGTTGGTGAAGCCGGTCCTGAAGCTATCATCCCGCTTTCGATGCTGGGTGGTGGTGGAAGTTCTATGGAAAATAATCAGTCGGGGTCGATTAATGTGTATCTCTCGGGCACTTTCTACACCGATGAACAGAATGCGACTCGCATCGGCAACATTATTGCAAAAGTCCTGAATCAGCAGCTCAAATTGAAAAATTACTAACATGCTTCAGATCAAGAAAAACAGCACGGATATATCGGTTGCTATCCAATGGAAGACGGTGCAGATCAAAGAGGTGCTCACCAAGGAAGTATCGACATTGCAATTTACGATTTACAAGACATTGGCAACTGCATCGATGATTCCGACCACGGGTGACCAGATAGATGTGTACGAAAATAGCGTCCATATCTTCGGCGGAACCTGCACATCCATAGAGGCGACTATCCAAGGAGGAGTTCTTCTTGCATATCAGATAGACTGCGTCGACTGGAGCTACAAACTGAATAGCAAACTTGTCACGAAGACATATGCAGCGATGGACCCTGCCGATATCGTGGCAGACATCGTCACGAACTTCGTGCCGGCAAGCCTTGGCTTCACTCGCTCCCATGTCGTCCGCGGCGGATTCCAAGTGGCCTCGATCAAGTTTAACTACGAGCAAGTGACGCAGGCTCTGGAAAAGCTCGCCAAGCAGATTGGTTGGGAATGGTACGTAGATCCAGCCAAGGATATCCACTTCTTCCTTGCCGAAAATAATCCAGCTCCGTTCAATATCGACGAGACTTCTGGAATGATCGAGTGGCCGACCTTGGATGTTCAGATCGACCTCACCAACATGAAGAACAGCGTGTATGTGGTCGGCGGCAACTACC